TTAAGTCCATTTTTTCGTTACCCATTTTATACAAGTTTTTTGTCTGGTGCTTGTCAAATGAGTAACTATTTGCTACAAGTGTATTCCTTTTGAAATCCTCTGCTTTAGTAGATAGTTGCTTATTGCTACGCTTAAAAAACCAAAGATTTTGTAACGCTCCAAATTTATTTATAAAACTTAATTTGTAAGGTTCGTATTTACACTCACTAATGTTTTCAACTTTAACAATTGAAACGCCATCGTCTGAATTAATATAAATAGTATCAACAGGAAACGTAATATTGTTATCTAAAAACTCATTCAAACATATATTGCCCTCAAAAATTCCATCGTCAATAATAACCCTTTCTTCAAACCCATCTGCTCCGTTTACAGTATTTGAAATATATTTTATTTGAGTTGATGACGTTGTTGTAGGTGCAAAAGTTTCTTTATAAACTTCTTGATTTTCTGAATAGTAATCAACACTTGTAACCTTGCTTGTGTCAATAGGCAAAACAACTGGTGCATCGTCTAACTTAACTACTGTTAAATTTGACTGCAATAGTCCGCTATCGTTTTGAGGATTAACACCCTCTTGAAAATATCCATACCCATAAAATGCTTTGTTTTCAACGATAGGCATTATAGTACCAGTTCCGCCAACTGTTTTAGCAATACGATAATCTACCCACACAATTTCCGTTTCGTAATCGTCTGCATTGTAATCCATATAATCCTTAACAAGTTCCGCTATTTCAAAATTTACGGTGAAGTTTACCGCATTTGCATTTAATACATAGGTTGGTGTAGTTGGTCTTGCTCCTTGCGTTCCTGTGTATATCCAAAGGCTTAAAGCTGCACGTTCTAAATTGCTTTCGTTTAAATATACATAGTAAGGACTTCTTACATTAATTTTTGCCATTTTATCGTTTTGTTAATTTTATTAAATCTTTTTCCAACCCTAAAGAATAAGCCTCTACCAATTCATCGGGCAACCTTTTAAACGCTGCTACAAATGGCTTAGTAAAAAATAAACTAGGCTTAATTCCTTTTTGGTATATACTTCTTGAAATTAAAAAAGCCGTACTTTGATAACTTAAAAACCGCCCAGACTTTTTATCTCTAAATTGTATTTTTTTACGTTTAACCCATTTATCTATGCTATTTGTTAAACCGCCTTTTTTTCCTGTGCCACTCCCAAACCTAAACGGACTGTTTGGAGCTTTTGCACTTGAAGACTTACCTCTGACCCCTTTGTCTTGGAACTCTCCGTATTGCTCCATATTAAAGCCTAGTTCAGCTCCTTTTGTTGTTAGTTCTATATCATACCCTAAACTGTTATAAAGTGCCTTAGTATCGTTCCTATTGCTTTTAGATAGGTTGCTTCGGCTTTGTTGTATAACGTACTTAGCGAACTTATTTAATTCGTCTTGTAAGTATTTATCTGCTAACATATTTCAATGTCATTATTTACAAGTACATCAAACGTTGCAGTCCAACCAGCTACCTTATTTTCAAACCTATCAACAAATGGTTCTAAATTTGCATCGCCCTCAAGTTGGTATTGGCTGCTATATAAATCGCCACCCCTTAAAACTTGCACCAATTTATTTAATACTGCTAATTGCGTGTTGAGTACATCTTGTTCATTATTGTTGCCTATAAATATATCCGTTGTAGGTTCTTTGCTTTCATCTACTATATCCATTGACAATATAGATATGTTAAACCTCAAAACGCTTTCTTGTGCTGTAACACTATTTATAATCAAATGAGATAAAGGAAATATAGACTGCTTAGATAAATCAATATCAAACAAATCTCCCTCTGTGACTGTGTTTACATTTATATCACCTAGTAAAGCGTTTTTAATTGCTTGTGTTAATAAATAGTAACCTCTTATTCCTGTGTAACTCATTTGAATTTGCTTTTAATATTTCTTGCTTCTATTTCGTTTTTCTCTTTTGTATATGTTAAATACGTCAAACATTCGTGTACGTTTAGTTTAGTGATATTTTCAAATCTCGTAATATCTCCGTTAGCGATTGCATAGATTGAATTGTACCATCCCCATTTGGTTGTGAAGCCAGAAATTGAACTAAGCTCTCCTCGTTCTGTTTGCTCGAAGAGTTCAGAATAACTGTCGATAAGTCCCTGCCTAAATTGTAAAAAAAAACCATTGCACCAAAACACGCATCTAAAGGATAGTTCTTAGCGTCTTCGTTTGTGTCTGGGTCGTATTCTTTAAGCGTGTATCTTTGCCCTTGCTTTAAATCAATAGGTCTATATAGAACGTTCATAGCTCTATGTAAGTTATCGTTATCACCCATAAATGTATCTAAGTCCACGTATTCCCCAAAACTCATATTTTCTAAGTCTGGGATAAAACCGTAATCTTTGCCATTAATTTGAAACCTATTTATAAGTTGATGTTCTGTGTCAAACATATTATTAATAATAAGACAAATATCGTTTATGTCTTTTGCTTTCATTGAACGAACAACCTCAATAGGCACTTTGCAGAATATCTCAATCATCTTGGATTGTACCTCTGCTTCCTTTGTTAAATCTAATTTATCAAACTCTTGGTATTGTCCTAGAGTGATTTCATTTAATGTTGTTGGTATGCTTAACTTAACTTTCATATTAATATATAAACTTTTTTAATTTATTTTAGTAACTAAGATACTGTATATTTACCTCTGTTTGGGTTTTGTAATTGAAAGCCTACTGCATAACGCACCGCATCAATTAAATGGTTCCATTTGTCTATTGGTGTATTTGATTTGCGTTCTAACCAACAATAGTTATTCAGCTCTTTAATTAAGTTGGTGCTGTCTGGACTTACAATAATATCATAGTCTTGTAATAAGCTAATGCCATAGGTAACGCTCCCCTGTCCTTTTATGCTTGGGCGTACATTACAACCCTTTGCTTTTATTTCGCTTAATAGTCTTGGCTCGGCACTATCCCCAATGATTAAACCCTCTCTAGCGTGTTTTAAATTAAGTTGTGCTATTTGTGAAGTTGTTAACCTTTGTAAGTAAAAACATTCCTTTAAATATATTCGTTTGTTAGAACTATCAATATTGACTTCAACTAATGTACTTGGGTCTGCTGCAAAACCATAATCTTGACCCCAAACGCTCGTGCCTATATGCTTAAATTCTCCAACGCTCCAATTATTAAATATAACCCCCTCTGCTTTGTTTAACCACGCACCTAGCATTTGTTGTTTGTATTTCTCTGGGCGTCTTATCTTCATTTGTTCTATTTGGTCTATATAGCTTTTAGATAAGTTGTCTATATTGTCTTGATAGGTTGTGTGTATATATGTAGTGTTTTCTTTAGTTATATTGCTACCCTCTTGAACCCCTCTATCCTCAAAGAAACGTCTATATATAAAATGTTCTTTTGTGGTTGGGTTAAGTATTAATATAATTCTGTTTGGTTTACCTTGTTGTCTTACAGATAAATCAATAGTGTCAAACTTTTGTTCGTCCACCAATTCTTCAGCTTCATCAACTACCCACGTTGTTATTCCTTGTAAAGATTTAAGGTTTGCAGTCTGGTCGCCACTTGAAGTTTTTATCCCCCTAAATATTATTTTGCTTCCTGTCTTTTTATTTATTATTTCGTCTTTGGTAATGTGAAAGTCTGCTATTGAACCAAACTGTTCTAGCTTGTCTATAAATTCAGGTATAATTGAAATGTATGCTGAGGTTAATGTGTAACGTGTAAACAGTATCGTGTGACCTTGTTCGTATGTTAGCATCACTAAAAGGGCGTTTACTGAAAAAGACTTCCCAGAACCACGCCCACCACTAACAATAAAATACCTACTGTCACTTTCAACAATAGGCATATATTTCTTTTTTACCTTAATCAACGAACTTTATTAAATCTCTAAAATTAATGTTTAAGCCCTCACTAGAGTTAATATCAACACTTTCCTTAGGTTTGCCATAACGATAGCTTAAATATAGCTGTATGGCTCTCATATCGCCTTTGGCTACCAACTCTCCTAACTTGCCTACTGCTTCGTCTTTGTCTATTATAGCGTCTAAGCGTTCTATTAGTTTTTGTTCCTGTGCTTTTGGTTTACGCCCAGCACCTTGTCTAGCACCGCCATTATTTTTTCTATTATCCATTTGAAATAAATTGTTTAATCAATAATATATAAACAGAATTATTTTTTTTTAGAACAACTTATATTCAGCTTCTTTAATTCTTTGCTCTGCTATATCAAAATATTTATCGTCCATTTCAATACCTACAAATTTTCTGTTTGTA